GTGTTGTTGCAGATTGATGAGCTTGAGGCGCCCACCGTAGAGAAGCCGTTGACGGCGCTCGATGAACTGAACAAACGGCGTGAGGCGCGGGCTAAGAAAACTGGATAGGTGATGTCGTGGCTGCACTGGTTGGGGTTCAGGAACCTCGTGTGGCTAAGCACCCTAATTCTCGGTGGTCTGACGCTGATGATTGTGCTTTTTTGGCGACGGCTTATGGTTTGACGCCGGATCCGTGGCAGATGAATGTTCTGAATGCTTGGATGAAGCGTGATCGGGCGGGTAAGTGGCTGGCTGGTCGTTGGGGTATCACTGTTCCTCTGCAGAACGGTAAGAACGGCATTCTCGAGATGGTCGAACTGTTCTTCATGGCCCAGCTCGGGCTGAAGATCCTCCATACCGCCCATGAGGTGAAGACGGCGCGCAAAGCGTTCCTCCGTATCGCATCGTTCTTCGAGAATGAGCGGAAGTACCCGGAACTCGCCGCCCTCGTCAAAGACATTCGGAAGACGAATGGCCAGGAAGCCATTGTTTTGCATAATGGCGGCTCGGTTGAGTTCATTGCCCGGTCTAAGGGTTCGGGTCGTGGGTTCACGGTCGATGTTTTGGTGTGTGATGAGGCGCAGGAGTACGGCGAGGACGCCCAAGCCGCGTTGTTGCCGACTATTTCGTCTGCCCCGTCTGGTGATCCGTTGCAGATCCTCTTGGGGACACCGCCGGCACCGAATATGGACGGTGACGTGTTCACGCGTATGCGTTCTGCTGGTGTTGCTGGCAAGGATAAGCGTTTGTCGTGGGTTGAGTGGTCGGTGAGTGGTGACGTTGATGTTGCTGACCGGTCTTTGTGGGCTGCGACTAACCCGTCGCTGGGGATTCGTCTGAATATCACGACGATTGAGGATGAGTTCGGCGCGATGTCGGAGGAAACCTTCGCTCGTGAGCGCCTGGGCATGTGGGCGTCCGATGAGCAGCTCGCTGTTATTCCTGGTGGCTTGTGGGCTGAGCGTGCGGTCACGGTGGTCCCTGATGTGCCGGTTGTGGCTTACGGGATCGATATGAATCCTGAGCGGACGATGGCTTCGGTGTCTGTGGGTTTGCGTACTGAGTCTGGCGTGCATGTTGAGCTTGTGGATCTTGGTTCGGCGGCGCAGAACACGGATGCGCTTGTTGAGTGGATTGTTTCGCGTGCGAAGCGGCGGATCCCGGTGGTGATGGACGCTTATAGCCCGGCACGTTCGCTCGAGCCGATCTTGAAAAAGCGTGGCGTGACGGTTCGGGCCTTGGGTGGCAACGAGCTGATGCAGGCGTGTGGCGGGTTCTACGACGCGGCCACGAAGGACGCCTCGATCACCCATTTCGACCAGCACCAACTCAACGCGTCCCTTGCTGGGGCGAAGAAAGCGACCCTCGGTGATGCTGGGGGTTGGAAGTGGTCCCGTAAGACGCTCGAAATTGATTTGACTCCTCTCCTAGCTGCGACGTGCGCCCATTTTGGTGTTGTGAAGTTCGCTAAGCCTCCGCGTGATCCGTCTAAGGCGGGTCGTGTTCTTGTTATGTAGAAAGTGGGTTGTCCGTGATTGACACTCTTGTTGTTCCGGGCCTCTCCGTTGAAGATAACGCGACGCTGAATGAGTGCCTTGGGCAGTTGCGTGCTGTTGAGGGTATTAATGCGACGCGGCGCCGTTATTTTGAGTGCAAGCAGCTTGTCCGTCACCTTGGCATCAGCATTCCGCCTCAGTTGCAGTCGTTTGAGACTGTGATTGGTTGGCCGTATAAGGCTGTGAAGTCTTTGGCGGCGCGGATTAAGTTGGGCGGGTTCGCGGTTCCGGGCGGTGATGGTTCTGAGTTTGGTATTGACCGGATTTGGGCTGAGAACCGTTTGGGGATTGAGGCGCATCACGCGCACATGTCTGCGCTGACTTATGGTGTGTCGTTTGTTGCTGTGATGGCTGGTGGTCCGGGTGAGCCGGCTGCTGTTGTGCGTACACTCTCCCCGACTTCGACGACTGCGCTGTGGGATTCGAATCGTCGGCGTGCTTCGGCTGCTGTGTCTGTGATTCAGGCTGAAGCTGGTTATCCCACCGAGTTCATTCTTTACCTTGAGGACAAGGTTGTGACGGGCCGGTTTGATCGTGGCCGTTGGGTTGTTGAGGACGCCCCGCACTCGCTGGGTCGTTGCCCTGTCGTTGTCCTGGCTTATGACTCGAGCCCGGAGTACCCGTTTGGGCGTTCACGGATCAGCCAGGGCGTTATGCGGATCACTGATGAGGCGATACGCACGTCACTCCGCATGGAGGTCAGCGCCGAGTTCTATTCGGCGCCGCAGCGTTACCTTTTGGGTGCTGACGAGCAGGCTTTCGTGGGCCCGAATGGTGAGGCCCGTTCTGGGTGGGATTCCATTCAGGGCCGGCTGCTTGCCATTGGTAAGGATGAGGACGGCGACGTTCCCACCGTGGGCCAGTTCGCGCAGGTTTCAATGTCTCCTCATACGGAGATGCTGCGGACTATCGCGGCGAAGTTCGCCGGCGAAACTAGTATCCCGGTGAACGCGTTGGGGATTATTCACGATAATCCGGCGTCTGATGCTGCGATGCACACCGCTTACCTTGATCTGAACTCGGATGCTGAGTCTGCGCATGAGCCGTTTGGTTCGGCGTGGGTTGATGCGATGCGTATGGCTGTTGAGATCGTTGAGGGCTCCGCTGAGGGCCTTGAACTGTTGTCGACGAAGTGGCGTAACCCTGCCACGCCGACGCTCGCTTCCCAGGCTGACGCTACACAGAAGCTCGTGGCTGCTGGTGTGTTGCCGGCTGATGCTGATGTGACGCTCGAGCTTATGGGCTTCGATCAGGTCACGATTGACCGGATTGTGGCGCACCGTAGGCGGGCTAGTGCCGGTAATCGGATGGATTCGTTGATCGCTGCCGCGACGGCGCCTGTTCAGGAGGTTGTTGATGTCGCTGCAACTGCTGACGAGGTTCGAGAGGGCGAATGACGGTATCGCGGGGCTGGTTGAGCGTGACTTGTTGGCCTTTATTGCTGCTCTGAACTTTGAGCGGCCTGCTGCGGTGCAGGATGCGTTGTTTGATTTTGTTCCGGCGCTGGTTTCTGAGTATGGGGATGTTGCGGCGACTGTCGCGGCTGACTGGTACGACGATCTTAGGGAGTTGGAGGGTGTGGGCGGGAGCTTTAGGGCCCCGCTCGCGCCCCTTGTACCTGATGAGCAGGTGAAGGGTCGTCTGGGGTTTGCGACGCGCCCTGACGGGCCGTTGTGGGCTGGTCAGGTAGACACGTTTACGGCGTTCGTTGGGATGATGACGAACGAGTACGCGTTGCAGCCTGGCCGTGACACGGTCATGCAGGCCGCGCACTCTGACAACGCCGCGTACGCCCGTGTACCTGAGCGTGGGGCGTGTAAGTTCTGTCTGATGCTCGCCTCGCGTGGCTTCATTTACTCCAAGGACACCGTTGGCGACGGTAAGAAGTTCCACGGTAAGTGCCGGTGCAATGCGATGCCGGTGTGGGATGAAACCCGCGCCCGTGTCGAGTACGGCTTCGACCCTGATGCGCTCTACGACCAGTACCGCAAGGCTCGGGACGCCAAATAATCTTCCGCAGTTCTCCTGCGAAGCGGTGACGCACACCGTAAGTGCGGTCAATGTAATCAGCCGACAGGCTCTAAACGGATGGAATCACCTATGTCTGATGACATTACCGCTGACGCGGGAGAACACACCGAACAGGCTACTGATGAGGTCTTCGCTGCCCCTGCTTCGCAGGAGGAGTTGGACCGGATCATTCAGTCGCGCCTAGATCGGGAGCGCAAGAAGTTTGGCGATTACGAAGAGTTGAAGAAGGCCGCTGACCGGCTGAAGGCTCTCGAAGAAGCCAACAAGACCGAGGCTGAGAAGACCGCCGAACGCCTGGCTGCCGCTGAGAAGCGTGCCGCTGAGCTTGAGGTAAAGGCTCTCCGCTCTGAGGTTGCCGCTGCCAAGGGTGTCCCTGTTTCGCTGCTGACGGGCAGCACGCAGGAGGAACTTGAGGCCGCGGCTGATGCGCTTATTGCTTTCCGGGGCGAGCAGAAACCTGCCGGCCCCTCTTCGAGCTCCCTCAACCGGGTGAACTCGAACACGGTGAAGGGATCCACAGGCGACCAGTTCGCGGATTTCTTCGCTAACCATCTTTCTTCCTGAATGGAGTGAGCCAATATGGCTGGCATCGATCTGAACCGGACAAGCGCCGGTGTTTCCGCCCTTCTGCCCAAGGACATCTCATCTGAGATCTGGGCTAACGCTGTCAATGACTCTGTCATCATGCGTGCAGCACGTCAGATTTCCCTTCCGGGTTCTGGCATCACTATCCCGATGATCACCGGCGACGCTACGGCTGACTGGGTGAACGAGACGGACGAGAAGCCCGTCTCCGATTCGACTGTCTCCTCGAAGTCGATCACCCCGTACAAGCTTGCTGTTATCGAGGTGTTCTCTGACGAGTTCCGTCGCGACCTGCCTGCCCTGTATGCCGAGCTGGCTCGTCGTCTTCCGTCCGCTCTGGGCCGTAAGTTTGACAGCACGATCCTGCACGGTACTGCTCCGGGCTCGAACTTCGATGTCCTGACGGGCTCGACTGCTGTTGCTATCGACGGTACCGACACCCTGGGTGACCTTGTTACCGCTCTGACGACCATCGGTTCCGCCGGTGGCGACCTTAGCCACTGGCTGGTTTCCCCGCAGGTCGAGGGCACCCTGATGACTGCTAAGGACGGCGCCGGTAACTACGCGTTCCTGCGCGATGTCCGTAACGAAACCGGTTCTATCGGTTCCGTGTTCGGTCGCGACGTGCTGCGTTCCTCCTCGGTCTACAACAACCCGGCCACCGGCGCCGATGTTGTCGGTTTCGCCGGCGACTTCGCACGCTCCGCTGTGTGGGGTTCCGTCGAGGGCATCTCGGTTGACATCAGCAACCAGGCCACCGTTAACA